AAAATGGCAGAGACATTATCAGTTGCTGAAATGATTCCCAATAAGTTTGAACCTAAAAGACAAAACAGATGGGTCTTCGCTCTTGAGGGCATTGATGCTTTCTTGATGAAGACCGCTGCTCGTCCTAATTTCAATGGTTCAACTCAAACACTTAAGTTTATTAATAGTACAAGATATTTGGCTGGACGCTATGAATTCCAGACAATGAACGTAACTCTTTATGATCCCATTGCACCATCAGCTGCACAACAGGTTATGGAATGGTTAAGAACTCACTATGAGTCTGTCAGCGGCCGCGCTGGTTACGCAGATTTCTATAAGAGAGATTGCCAGATTAAACTTCTTGACCCTGTAGGTACAGTTGTTGAATTATGGGACATGAAAGGCTGCCTCATTGAGTCTGCTGATTATGGCCAGCTTAGCTACGACGATGACGGAACTCCAACAGAGATTTCCCTTTCGATCCGCTTCGATAACTGCGTCTTACAATACTAAAAATAACTTTAACTGCCTAAAATAATCTCTGCCATTGATTTGTAGTATTATTTTAGGCACGTTAGTATATGCAGAATTGATTGCAAGAAATAATATGATATGTAATGCAAAGTGATATTTATAATTAAATCTGCGTTAAAATAGGACATATTATGGCAATATCTGATACTTCAGCTACTATGAGCGAAGATTCTTCTTTTGAATTTGAAGAGACTCGCACAACAATTGACTTTGCAAAAGATACATGTGCAATTATTGGTACAGCCCATACAGGTCCTGCTTTTGTCCCAAAAAGCTTTATTGAAATGGGCGCTTTAACTCCTGATAATCCATTTGGAAATACAAATACTTTTGCTAGATACTTTGGAGACCCTACGGGCAGCTTTAATATCACAAGCAATGCAAGATTAGCTGCAGATAGATGGTTAAGTCAAGCTAATGAAAAACAAGTATCTTTTATCAGGGTCTTAGGGGCAGGCAACGGTAAAGAAACAAATAGTAGAGGTGTCGTAGAAAAAGCTGGCTTTGTTGTTGGTACAGAGCAAGTAAGCGGCACTACAAATCACGGTGTAGAAAGCAGTAATAAATACGCTAATGAAGACGGAGTTCCAGGTAGAACTTTCTTTCTTGGCGGTTTTTATTATCCGTTTGCTAAACTAGATAATAATACTATGTTACACCCAGCAGCAGAAGCATTTGATCAGTGTAACATGACGCCTATAGATGGAGTTGATGTTGGTTTAGCTGGTGATGAAGAAGAAGGTACAAGTCTATATCCTATTATAACTGGAATTTTAATGTTTCCAAGCGGTGTAAATCCTGGACTAAGTCAAACAGCTGATGCTGCGCTTGATGGTGATGAAGTAGCGAAAGGTGTATTTGGTGGTGATGCTGATAAAGGACAGCATCTAGGAAAATTTATAAAAGGTGACGATGACAGCAAGTACTACACACTTTTATTAAATGGTCAAAAAGAAGACAACAGTAAAAACTTTAGTTTTAATAAGGCAAGCAGCTTGTACTACCAAGATGTTTTCAATAAAGATCCAGCTAAGATAGAAGAAGAAGGTCATTTGCTTTATGCTGCTTATGATCCGTCACATGCATTTCATGGAGGATTAAAGCAGCTTGAAGCAGGTCACACAGCATTTATTCTTTCAGGCGAGATGCCTGCCAATACAAGCGATTCAGATAATCCTAACTACGAAGATTTTAGAGCTAGATATAGAACAGCATCAACTCCCTGGATAGTATCACAAACTTTTGCTGCAGATGATAGCGATAGATCAGATATTGAAAGTGTTGTACGAAATCTTTTTAAATTTTATTCTAGATTTGATGGTGACGTAGGCAATAAAAGCGTATATACAATAATACAGCCTGTATCAATTGGAACAAAAGAAGCTGATAATTCTGAAGATCCTGGTGCAGTATTTTCTAAGTTTAACGTCTTTGTTATTGACTACAATACAAATAAGATATTAGAAAGATTTGACTCTTGCAACTTACATCCAAAGTCTAAAGACTATATTGGCAAGAAAATTGGAACTCAATACGAGTATTACAACTGGGAAACAGACGAAGATAAGCAAAAAGTAGTATCAAAAGGTAAATACTTTAATCAAAGCCAGTACATAAGAGTAGAAATACATGAAGATGTTGAAGAGTTAAGGATTTCTCACGAGACAATGCCAAGCGGATTTAGAGGTTATAGACATATAACAACTGAGTTTAATGGCAGTAGTTTGTTAAGTAATATATCTGACTTTAATATAGCCGACGCTTTAATAAATTCAGATATATTTAGTACTTCTTTTCCTAGACAATGTCCTGTGCCTTATTCAATACAATTAAAAACAGATAACAATGAAACTTTTACACCTGCTATTGATGATTTGAGTGACGCAACAAAAATAGAACATCCTACATGGGGTGTTAATAAAAGATTTAGTTATAGCTATGATAGAACAAAAGATACTGAAGATGATAGGTCAAATAATATTCTTAAACCCGGAGGGTATTATTTTATCCCTTCAATAACTACAAATAATTACGACTTTGACTTTTCACGCTTTCTTCCAGATGCTGTGCAAGATGGAGTGCCAGCTAGCTTAGATAGTGATGCTGATAGTTATAATAACAACTTGTTTCACTTAGAGAAAATTATTGTTCAAAAAGGAAACACTGACGAATTAGATAGAAAAATTAACTGGAATTTAGCAACATACAGAAGAGACGGTAAAGAGTTATACACTGCGGTTGGTGACAATGGAAGGCTTCATCACGAAGAATATAGTAGTTATCTTAACATTAGCAAAGATTTAAATGTATATGACTCTAACCCAGAGGAAAGAAGCACACTAAAGAGTTTAGCAGAACATAATAGTAAGCACTTAGGTTTTGCGATTTATTTAGCTGGTGGCTTTGATGGCACGAATATATTTGATGCAGATAAAAGTAACTTTACATCAGACGCTTGTGTAAGAGAAGAAAACGACGAGTTGCAAAATGGAGACTTAGATGGACCAACCATTATAAGTTACAAGAAAGCAGCGAATTTAATCAAAGACGAAAACCTTTTATTTCGTGATATAGTTTGTATGCCTGGAATAGAAAGTAACGTTCTGCGTAAAAATATGGCAAGTTCTGCCGCTGAGGAAAAAACATATCTTTATATTCAAGATATTCCACTATCAGACTTTGATTATCAAATTGTAACTGGCTCAAAAGAGACTTTTTTAAATAATGCAGCTGACGGTTTTGGTGTGGAGGATGTTGAAGATCAAGATGTTACAATTATAAGAAATACAGCTGAAGCGCATAGAAGAAACTTTTTCTTTAGTGAGTTTAATGCATCTTACTTTGGCGAAATACAAACAAAATTACTTGCTACTACAGATGATCAAGTTACAAAAATTGTTCCACCAACAATATCAGCTTTAGAGACGCTAGCAAAAACAAGCATAGGACTTTCGCCAAGCGGCAAAGAATTAAGTATAGGTGCAGCGCAAGATGCAATCATTACAAACTTTAACGACGGTGATAACAATACAAATACATTTAGAGACTTATATAGAAGAAATGATATTAATGTAATATCAGATAAAGATGGCGCTATAAGAGTTACTTCTGCTAGAACAGAAGATGATAGAAAACCTAGTTTAGGTGGAGCTATTGGAACAAGAAGAGCTAGATCTGAAATAAGAAAAAGAATAAGAGATATGACTATAAGAAATTTCTTATTTAATAACTACTCAACTAAAATCGAACCTTTTGTTATAGAATATAATAGAAGTGTCACTCGTATTTTACAACAATATGTTGCTTCAGGTGTGTTAAAATCATTTGAAACAAACATTAATTCAAGAAATATGACTAAGACAGATTTACAAAACGGTATTTTAGAGGATCAGTAACTATGGTATTTGCTGGAAGAAGTGATGCTGTTAGAGAAAAAGAAGATCAGTTAGAATTAGATAATATTATAGGGACTTTAGAGAGTCTAGTAAATTAATAAAAAATAATTAAACAATAAGTTCTATCTATAGTATAATATAAATAGAAGACTAGAGGGTGTATAGATGTCAGATAGAGGTGAGCTATTAGGAGGAGTCCACGTAGGTGGAGACAGTCCTATTAAAAAGATTAATGTTTTAGAAGAAGACTTTGGTTTAGATATTCCTATCGAATCAGTTCCACTACCAAGTAGAGGTTTGATTTATCCAGTAGATAGTCCTCTTTATGGTAAAGAGACTTTAGAGATCAGACCAATGACTGCAAAAGAAGAAGATATTCTTACAAGTAGAGCTTTAATCAAGAAGGGAACAGTTCTTACTGAAGTAATGAAGAGCTGTTTAATTGACAAGAATATTGATCCAGACATGCTTATCAGTGGTGACAGAAATGCACTTATGATTGCTCTTCGTATTACTGGTTACGGAGCAGATTATAAAGTAGATACTGACTGTCCTGCATGTGGTGCAACTAACAGTAATGAGTTTGACCTATCAGAGCTAGCTATTAAGCGCCTAGAGGTTGAGCCAGTTGCTGAAGGTGCAAACTTATTTGAAATTGAACTGCCTGTAACAAAAAAAGTTTTGCATGTTAAGTTCTTGACAGGTCATGACGAGCAAGATATTGTTACTACAGCTGATCGCAAGAAGAAGCAGGGCTTGCAAAAGACTGACTCTATTATTACAGATAGACTTACAAGATCAATCATTTCAGTTGAAAACATAAGAGATAAGAACAAGATTGCTATTTTTGTTAGAAACATGCCAGCAAGAGATTCTTTGGCTCTGAGAAAGTTTTTAGATAATTATGAGCCAGGTATTGAAATGAAAGCTTGGATGACTTGTTCTAGTTGTCATGAACAGTCGGAGGTGCGCTTACCGCTAGGTGCCAGCTTTTTTTGGCCTGACACCCAATGATAAAGATTTTATATTAGAACAAATATTTAATCTTATGTACTACATAGGATTTTCATATAGAGACGCTTATAGGTTACCTTTGTTTCAAAGAAAGTGGTTTATAGAGAGAGTTATTCAAGAGATTAAAAATACAAATTCTTCTAAGGCGCATGCTTCAGCTGAAGAGAATGCAATGAGAGGAAAATCTCGTCTACAAACACCTGCTAACTTGAGAAGGTTTACTTGATATATATTTATACTATGAGGTCTCGCTATGTACAATTCAAACAAACTACACAAAATTGCTGCAGAATTTATTCTTGAACGCGACATTAATGTTAATGTTAAAGGAAGTAAAGAGTTTCTTCAGAGTTATTCTACGCTGCTTTCTGAAAGTAAAAAGTTATATCTCTTAATTCAAGAAGGCAACTTAGAAGCAATTAAAGAGCAAGCAGAAATAAAAAAAGAGGCAACACAAGAGTTTCAAAAAATAAGTGGTATTGACTGGAGACTCTAATGAATGATCAAGTTGCAGCACAACTTGAAGCCTTAACAGGTTTAATGGCATCGTTACAAAAGACGGTTAACGACCTTAACGGCTCAATTGATAAACTTTCGGGAAGTACGCAAAATATGACCCGAAATATGGCTAATGCTGAAAAGTCTGTAGATGGATTTAATAGATTACTATCACAAAATAGATCATCTACAGAAGAACTTGACGAGTCGTTAAAAAAAAGCTTAGAGTCAATAGAAAAATACAGTACTAGCACAGCAGAAAAAGTACAAAAAGCAACAATTAAAATAAAATCAAAATACGGCCTGTTCTTCAGAGACTCCGAAGCACAAATGCTTAAGTATAACAAAGGATTTCTTAGACAATTTAGAAATTACGCAGAAGAACAAGCTGAAATATATTCTAATTTAGAGTCTAGTCGCCTTAGATTCTTTCACGTTTATGATACATTTAAAGATCACTTTAAGTTTTTTGCAAGCATTGGTACAAAAATATTTAAAATATTTACAAACTTATTAGGTACACTTATTAACGTAGGTAAGTTTCTTATAACGATGCCTCTTAAAACGCTAGAATCAATCTTAGAAATAGCACATTCAGTTAGAGAAGAGTTTCTAGCAATAACACAAACCTTAGAAAATACACAAGAGTTCTTTTCAGGTCGCTCGATGCAAGGTGAAGGGTTTAAGAGGCTAGCTGCTGAAGTTAGAGGATTAGGGGCAACATTCTTAGACGTTGGATCTGTGCATGCTAGAGTCTTTGGTTATGGCTTGCAAGGCCAGCAAGCAATGATTGATAAGACAAGAGAAAAAGTTGTTGCCTTATCTACATTAAGCAACATATACGGTTCTTCTTATGAAAATAATGCATTGCTTGTTGAGCAGTCAATGCAGGCTTTGGGAATGACTGTTGAAGATAATATGTTCTTGGTAAGAAGAAGCATGTCTGAAGGTATTCATCCTTTTGAAGCAATGGATAGAGCAATTAGTGTAGCAGCAAATGCAATGCAAGAATTTGGTATTGATGAGAAACTAGTTGCGAAAGGAATGAACGAACTAAGAAGAAACGTTGTAGAATTCAGTCACATATCAGAACCAGAACTAGGCAGAGTTGTTTCTCAAGCTGCACAACTAGGAATTGAAGCAAAAGAATTAAATGCTGTATTTAGTAAATTTACAACATTTGACTCTGCTGCTGAAAGTGCTGCATTACTTTCTCAAACATTTGGCATGGCAATTGACGCAATGGCTATTATTCGTGCCGAAGATCCTATGGAGATTATTAATCAGTTTAGAGATGGAATGCAACAAACTGGAAGAGACTTCAAAGACTTAAACCGTCATGAAAAAGCTCTTCTATCACAATATACAGGCTTAAGTGGTGAAGCCTTACAGACAGCAATGTCTTTTGAAGGTATAGGTCTTTCTTATGAAGAACTACAACAAAAAATGGAAGAAAACTCGCCACAAGCTAAGCTGCAAAAAACAGTTGAGCAAATGTCTGAGTCTATTAGAGAGTTTGCAAATGTAGGAAAGCAGCTAACAAGTCCATTTCAGGCAATGACCGAAGGTATGAAAGACGCTATTGTTAAAAATACAGGCTTTCAAAGGTCTCTTATGGGTCTTAGCAATAGCATGCAAAGAATATACACGTCTGTTATGAAAAACTTCTTGACAGACGACTTAATGGGTACAATTGAAGGAGTCATAAAGGCATTTGGTAGATTAATTGATAGCGATGTTGCAAGAGGATTTTCTAGACTCGCTCGAGAAATAGGTAGTTTCTTAACTGTAATGCTAAATATGGATAGTACTAGCGCACAAGTTTCTCGAGCTTTTGACAATCTGTTTGATACTTTTACAAACAATGTATTTCTAGAAAGACTTATAAAAATCGGTAAAAGAATGATTGGTAGTATTGTCAAAGGTTTTATATTGGCGCTACCTGCTTTAATGGAAGGATTTGTTAATCTATTAAGAGCTTTCAACTCTGTATTTGACCCTCAATCAGCAGCTAATAAAGGGATGTCCCAATGGTTCACGGATTACATAGGTTCAGCACTTGACTCTACAGCAAAAGACGGTGGTACAGTAAGAAGTGCTATTGGAAGATTAGCATCTAGTCTTGGTAGCGAGCTTACAACTGCTATGGGCAATTCTACAGGCTTTATGGCAAAGGCAATGATGAAGCTTGGAGAGTTTATATTTCAAGGTATTCTTGCAGGAATTAAATCACTGTCTGGAACACAAATAGCCATTGGAATTGCTGCTACTTTAGTTCCTGCTATAATATCTACACTTTCAACATTTCTTATAGGAAAGTCTTTGTTAGGAGGCGTTTTAAGTAGTTTAAGTGGAGTACAATCTGCGATAACAGCATCAAGTATTGCTACAGCAGCACCTGCTGCTGGTAGTCTTGTCCCGGGCGCCTTAGGCACTGCAGGAATAGTGGCTTCAGGACAACGTAGTCTTTTTCCTAATGATCCTGCTGTTAATCAGCAAACTTCTCAAAGAGGATCTCCACAAAGCCCAGACGGAGCAGTTAAAAATACAAGTAGGTCTCCTCGTCAAAAAGGCCGCCTTGGTAGATTTCTTAGTAAAGGTTTTGGGTTTGCTGGACGCGCTGCACCATTCCTAGGATCTGCAGCAACTGGATTAGGTTTATTTAACGCAGGCAGCGCCGCGTTTGATATGTATAACGATTATTCAAGTGGAAGAGGTATGAAATATAGCAATCTTGGTGCTGTTGCAGGTGGAGCTCTTGGCTTTCTTGGAGGCCCTTTAGGTGTAGCAATAGGGTCCTACGCTGGTGAAGCGCTTGGAGGTCTTGCAGATAAATACTTTGGTGGTGATGACGATTCTAATGAAGAGCAAAGAAGAGATAGTGAAGCTAATAGATCACAGCAACAAAGTTATCATAGAGAGCAATTGACACAAAACCAAGGAATTATTGAAGCAATTAATAGATTGAGCGAAAGACCGTTGGAGATAAAGCTGAAGATTAATCAGTCAATAGATGGACAAGACTTAACAACTAGAATAATTAGTACTGCACTGGACGGAACATCAAGTTATCTCATGGAAACTGACGAAGACGGCTTTATAAAGCTTAGAAATAGAACTGGCCAGTCAAGTATAAGCCCAGTTGCATCCGGGGCTAATTAAATAAGAGAGGGTTAAAATGATTTCTGGACTTGATTATAAAGAGATTGCAGAGAAATTTAAAGAAGACATTATTAAATCATTAGTTAAGGCTGGAATGGACGAGAAAACAGCAGCTGCAAGAGCTGATGCATTAATAAATGGTTCTATCAAGGTAGCAGAAAACTTTGAGCAATCTGTTAAAAGTACGTCTGTTGTAGAGTAATAGAAAGATTTAAGCATGGCAACAAAATACGTTTTAGGAACAGATGGAAAACTAAAGAAGTTTGTAGATGGTAGTCTTATACCGGAAAATAACGGAGAGAGCCATGCTGAAGAATATTCACGTACTTATGGTGAAGAAGTAAATAAAACAAAACTAGTATCTGATAGAGATACTTTAGACTATATTAAAATTGGTGGTGACGTTAATATCGCTGGAGGTCTTTCTATAAGTGACGTTGCTATAAGAGGAAAAACTTATAAGATAGCTGAGCCTGGCCTAGAAGAAAGTATTATAAATAACTTAGACTTTGTAAGTCCATCTTCAGGGTCTCACTACTTGCCATTTAATACTTATAGTGATCAAGGTGACGACGAGGAAGGAACTTATGCATTTGCAGATTTAGATTCTAAAACACAACTTAATCAAGGTTTTACTGGAGACAGAAGTAGCATTGAAGTTATTGAAGAGTTTATTACTATTTTCTTGAGTTCTTTTTTAATTACAGCTCTATTAGAAGCTTTATATGCACAATGGAAAGAAGATGTTAGGTCTAAAACAGACTTAACTTATGGTAGTTATAGACAACTGAGAAGTATGAATATACTCGACAGGTTTATTGAACTTCTACATAAAGAAGCTAATTGGCCTAAAACAAAAAGTGGTGCCTTGTCTGCACTAGTTGCTGGCTTATTATTTGATCTCACAAATGCTGATCTTGTTGAATTTCTAAAAGACGAAGAACGAAGCATAAATACAGGCGCAGCATTAGGCCTTCCACTCTCTCTTATTTCATTTTTATTTAATGCTTTTACAGATGCTATACTTAATAGTCAAGACGTTTTTAATAGAGTAAAACTCCGTCTCCGAAGAATTTCTCTTGATTCTGCTTATAAAAATCTTGTAAGAAAGAGCAGATCAACAGTTAATTTAAATACTTTTGCTAGAACAACCAATACATATTTTTTCAAATACATTGTTGAAAGAATTAATGTAGGCGAAAAAATTCTTTCAAAGTATGTTCTAGGTGATCATCCGCTAGGGTTTAATGTTGATACAAGGTATCTACCTAACAATGCCTTGACGAGACTGGCGAAGTCCAAAAAAGGGCCATTTGCCAACACAATAGGACATCAATCAACGTCACCCTTAAGTATGACTCAGCTGTCAGGTAGCTTTAATGCAGGTAGAGAAATACAAAAAGCTCTTGTTGCAAACGGTCATAACTTAAAAACTCTTGGTTCTTTAACAACTAAGTTTAAATACGATAATCAACAACAAAGAATAAGCGCTAGTGATGTAAAAGAACTAGAAAATAATCTAGAAGCTGAGTATGTGCCTTTTTATTTTCACGACCTAAGAAATAACGAAATAATGGCATTTCATGCATTTATTGAAAGTATATCTGATAGCTTTAATCCTTCTTTTAATGAGACAGACGGGTATGGCAGAGTAGAGTCTGTAAAAACATATAATAAAACAACACGTAATATATCAGTTAATTTTACTTTAGCAGCTATGAACCCTGACGATCATGACTATATGTGGTTCTGTGTTAATAGACTTGTTGCTATGTGTTATCCGCAGTGGTCTAAAGGCGCAAAAGTAGATGGTGGATTTACGCAGCCTTTTTCTCAAATTCCTACTGCTTCGCCAGTCATAAGAATGAGACTAGGTGATTTGTTTAAGTCAAACTATTCAAGAATGAACTTGTCTCGACTTTTTGGCGTTGGTGACAAAGATTTTGGAGTAAAAAACCCAGCAAAACCTCAGTATGTCAATATAGAAAACGCTAACGGTGTTATTAATGATGATGATAACTCTGTTAAAAAAATAGATTCTGAGGCAGGTAAGGTAACCAAAGGTATAACACCAGCAGAAATTGATGAAATTAAAAAGACTTCACTTGGTGACGATAAAAAGTTTAAGTTAGGTAATGCGTTTTCTGGTGCAACAAATCCTGGTGATACAGTTCTTTTACTGCCTGGAATATATCCAAAAGATACAGGAATAATTGGGCAAATTTTTGGTGCAATCGGTGTAAAAGCAACAATACCAAGCGTAACTGCAGCAGGAAGATCTTATTTTAAAAATAACGAATACTTAAAGTGTAAAATTAAAGACATTAGTGATTCTACATCTTTTTTAAGTTTTTTTAGTGGCCCTTCTGACGAAGGAAAATCACACAATAGATTTTATCAGCTTCAACCACTTGATCCCGACGGATCTTTATTTCTAGACTTTGATATACTTGCTTCGCAAGATTCAATTATTATTGCTGAAAATAGTGCTGATAACTTTAATCAAGCGACAATGGCCGGCACAGATAGTCCCACATCATCGTCACCTGGAACTAATCTTATTGATGGACTTATGCGTCCTGGCACTGACACTGCAATATATAATCCTATTGTAAAAGCTTTTGAGTCATCACGTGGTAGAGGATTAGCAGGAGTAATAACTCAGTTAGACTATAATTACAATGATAGCACGTGGGAAACAAGTCGTATAGGGTCTAAAGCACCACAATTTATGAGGGTTCAATTGACATTTTCTCCGATACATGATATTCCTCTTGGCCTGGATCATAAAGGATTTATGCGAGCACCTGCTTATCCTACAGGCAAGGTCAATAGAACATTTTTCGGTGAAGTTTATGATGGATCCGGAGGGACGCCAGGTTTAGCTACAGCACTGGAAAATTATCAAAAACTTCAAAAAGATTTAAATAATAAGATGTAAGGAGTAGTAACTTGACACTATCTAGATATAAAACATCGAGACTTATAAACGATAATAAAGCAATTAGCACAAATGTATCTAGAGTAGCAATTTATAATGCAGCAAAAAACAATACAATAGCTACAGAGATTTACATTACTAATCAAGGCGATAGATTAGATAAGTTAGCAGGTAAATATTATGGTGATGGAACACTTTGGTGGGTTATAGCAGCTGCAAGTGGAATTGGTTGGTGGCTGCAAATACCAAGTGGTGTTGTTTTAACAATACCCCTAAATATTGATCAAATAAATAATTTGGTGTCTTAAGATGAGTGTAGTTGATAGAGGTAAATCAAGACTTAGTATTATACTGGATCACTATAAGTTTAAGTCATATGTTAATACAATTGGCAGAGAAGAACTGTTAAAAGGCGCAGGAGAACCTGGCAGAAACTTTGTTGTTAATCAAGAGCGTTTTGGCGAAATTGCAGACACTTTATTTTCAGTATCAAATAGCCCAATTTACACAAAAGACTTTGTATCTGACGATAAGTTTGGTAATATTAATAGCTTAGGTGACTCTCTTCAAATAACTTTTGAACAAACAAATAATTCAATAAATGCTTTTCCTATAAGAGTTTTTCTTGACATAGGAGATCCAAAAAACAATCTAGAAAATTTAGAAAAAAACTCTTTTAGCGAGGAGATTAGGGCTCTTTACAAATCTGAATCAAGAAACGAAGCAATTAAACTTAAAATTCAAGGGTCTGGCGCTAATGACGGAAGAACAGTTATAAACAAACCTTTTTCTATAAAAAAGATGTTAGGGTTGGAAAATAGCTCTGTTATAAACAACAATCCCGATGAAAATCCTAAAAAATCATCTCCACATTTAGCTTCATACCAAATATTTGATGAGTCTCTAGCTATAGGAAATAGACAAACTTTAGAGCTTGCATCCTTTTTTAATTTAATTCCTACTATAGAACTATCAAGAGCTGTTCCAATAGTTTCTGCAAAATTTAGTCTTCCAAAAACTATATCGAGAAATACTGGCTCGAGAAGAGATGAGTTTTCTGTTGCTAATAATGCTGACTTTTTATTTGGATCATCCCCGGACAGCGCAAAAGCGTCTATGGATGCTTATCGAGGTGACTCTTTTATAAAAACAATAGAGAGTCAAAGAAGCGGAAATACAGCAGAAAAGTTAGGTATTAACTCAAATCTAGATATATTTTTATCCCCACAAACTCTAGTAAATGCCAACGAAGAATATATTGGTCTAGATACTGAATTTTCAACTGCAGATAAGTCTCGATCAGGTAGAGCAAATCCTGTCATTGACAAAATGCGTCCTTTTATGACAATTGAATCTTTTGACATAGACGTTAAACCTACAAGAGGCTTGTTAAGTTATAAGACCGGACAGCTTAACTTAGTTTTGCATGATAGAAGTAGAATGATAGATATTGCACCTTTTATAAAACCTGATCTTTTTGGAGCATTTGGGTCTGAAATATCTATTGAATACGGTTGGGCACATCCTGATGGAAGTAATCCTTACGGCGCAATGCTTAATTTACTTAGAGCAACAGAGAAATATATGATAGTGAATAGTAGCTTCAGTCTTCAACAGACAGGCGAAGTTAAAATCTCACTTTCTCTTGCCATGCTAGGTGCTACTGATATTGTCAATAGAAACGTATTTTCAAACGAAGAAGTTCAAAGAGCGCTAGGCAGTTTTAATCAAGAATTAACCTTGTTTAGACAGCAAGTAATAGACCAGGAAAATAGTGGTAACAACAGCGACATTACGTCAAGCGATTCAGCGTCAATTTCTCAAGCAAGAACAGTAATTAACAGTGCAAATGAAGGAAACAAACTTTTAGAATTGTTAAATAAGTTTATTAGAGAAGGAAACGGAGATGAAATTGGTAGTTTATTGGAAAGACAAGCAAGAAGACTTAAATCAGAATTAGAGAAAGTCGGAGAAGCTAAATCTGCCATATTTAAAGACGTTGAAGATATAATAGAAAAGCCTTATGATCCCTACTTATCTTATGAAGTTTTAAGTAAGCTTAAGATTGTAAATGAAAATGGTGATGTTATAGATACTGGAGGAGAGCAGACTACGACAAGATCAGTATCTGACTATATTTCTTTTGGAAAGCTTATAATGGGAACTATAGGTAAAGACTTGACGCTTACAGGGAGATTTAACGAGGTTCAAGTTATTTTTTACAACACAAACAATAAGTGCGGAAGCGCATCTTCTATTAATATAGCAAATCTTCCTATAAGAAAGTCTATTTTAAAGACATACTTGACTAATGTTATAAACAGAGAAATTAGCGCGATGTCGCTAGGTAACTTAATTCTTGCGCTAAGTAAAAGATTTATTGAAAACAAAGCAAGTTTAATCTATGGTTTTGAAGGAATTTTTGAGTACAATCCAGAGACCGGAGGAACAAAAACAGGTAGAAATATTAGCGTATCTGATGCCATTGCTTCTCAAAAAGAGTTATTATACGAGGTGTATTATGGTGCTGAACAATTAAATATTTTAAAAAGTGCCTTAAGACCTGGAAGTAACGAACTAAGTCCTGAACAAAGAAGGGCATTACTAAGAAAAGTTGATTTTCTAGAAGTAAAAATTGGTTTTTCAACAGAAGTCGTCTATAAAGGAAGCGCTAAAAAACTCAACAAGCTTAATGTAAGTCCAGAGCCAGAATTTTCGTTTAAAAGTTCTTCTGTAGAAGATGACACAATATTAAGAATACATATTTTTGACAAGTCCAATACACCTTTTCAAGGTGCATATGACTTTTTATCAGATGTAATAAAAAATGACATTGATAATATTAATCAAAACTTAAATGTGAATAGACCAGACTTAATTGGACAGTCTTCGAGAGCAAAAAAAATAGCTTTTAACGCTGCACTCCAGGAAAACTTAAACTTTTTAAGAGAAGAAAGAAATGAAGAAGAAGGATTTTTTAAAATATCAACAAAGTTTGGTGCAATTAAAGAAACTTATAAAAAAATAATGCCTTCTTTAACTTATGGCTCACAAAATAGCGCAATAATAAACGCAACATTTCAGACAATTAACGAAGGTAGATTACCAACAGTATTTATTACTCGAGCTGAAAGAGAGCTTGATACAAATAGTGATGACCAAGCTAATGCTATTAAAGTAGGCGCAGATCATTTACCTACAAGAGTTTTACCTACAAAAGTAGATCTAACAACATTTGGATGTCCTATAATAAACTTTGCGCAGAGTTTATTTCTAGACTTTGGAACAGGAACAACAATTGATAACTTATATAACGTTACAGGAATTAAACATACAATAGCACAAGGTAAGTTTGAAAGTGGTATTACACTACAGTACGGTGATGTTTATGGAAAGTTTGAAACGAGAAAGATAACTGAGACAAAGTTAAACGATATATTGGAGCAAATACAAAAAAATATAACTTCTGCTGCAAGAGCCCGAGAAGCAGGTCGAAGAGCTCGGAGAGCCTCAAGAAGATCTAGAAGTTATCAAGATCAAGGCCCGGGCCAGGCAGATTTTATATTGGTAAATTTATTTGAATTATGAGGTTTTATGAGTCAGATTAAAATAGGCGGATTTTTTAAATCATTAAGTCGCAATGATTCTGCGATTAGGACTGCTGCAGACATTCAAAGTGACAAAATGGGAATTTTAATTCCTCAGGTGCTATACATTGGTAATCCTTTAAGACTGTCAGATCAAGTAATTGCTAAGTCACAGGAAAAATTTAGCGATGACTATAGCAATCCTTTTATACACACAGAAATGTTTAAAGGACGCAGTCTATATAGCGGTGCAAAGGTAGAATTTCCATCAGACGCAGACGATTTAATTGTTACAAAAGTCTATAGTATATCAGACGCTCTAAAAGATCTTAATATTAAATTTAATATTATCAGTCTAGATGACATTTTAAAAACAAAGTTAGGTACTACTTTAGTTACAGCAGGAGCAAGTCGTAGAGCCATTCAGTCATATGGTGGAAGACCTAGAAGAGTTGCAGTTGGTGTATATGAAAGTCCTTTTGTTAATGTTGGCAAAGTATTTTCTTCAAACTTTTTAGAAGCAGAAGACGACAATTTTATCACAGATCCGACTTTTAGTACGCATCCAGTCCCGCGATTTGACATGGTTACTTTTTTTCAAAACGAATCTTCTAGTTTTGTCTTAACACTTAATAATGTAAAAATGTCGTTTAGACAAAATTTTCGTGCTTTTAGAAAACCTAATGATAATTCTAGAGAAAGTTCAAGAATTAGTGACGTTCAAACTAGTTTAATTATTGATAACGGAAATTCTTTAAGTGGTAAAATTTATTCAAGAAATATTAATGAACTTGAAGGCAGAGGTGGAAACGAAATAGCAGGAAGTGACATTAGCCTTGCTGATGATAATAATTTTTTACACAAAAGAAATATTTTAAATTCTGCTACTCCACTATCCGAAAATTACAATCTTACAAAAATTATAAAGTTTATAAATAACGATGCAGACTATGTAAATAAAAAACTTTTTTGTAAAAAACTACCTGAAACAGACTACTATCAGTTTTATAACAGCGCTTCAAGAGGCGAGTCTATTAATAAAACATTTTTAGTTCCAAATACTGTTTTTCTTGAAAAATATATTAACCTAATATTTTATACTATGCTGCATCAGTTATATGATTCAATACAGGATGATCAAGAGCAATCTTATAAATTGGTCTTAATTGAATTTTTAGTTAGCTTAATTTTTAATAAAATCTTACATGGCAATGATTTCAATGGCGGAAAAATTTTAAAAAATAAATACGTTGCTAAAAATAATAACTTTGATGTTATAAGTGATAATAAAATAATACTTTTAAATAATTTTTTTTATGACACGTTAAAATTAGGATTTTTTCAAGATGCTGTATCGGATAGTGACGAAGACTTTTTTCTTGCTAAGCAGTACAAGTATTCAAATCTTCAATTTATCGACATTAACAATAGTGATACTAAAAGAAGCATGCCTCAACTATGCGAAATTTATAGAAGTACTATAGAAAAAGACTTTGTTATACAAGCTTTGACATTGATCTACAACAGCGCAACATATGTTAAAGATGTTACAGATATTTGTAGAATTATTCCGACAGACAACAACTACAACATAGAAATTAATAAAGAAATTTTTTCTGTGTTGTAAAGTTTGTAAAAAAGAAATTTTAAGTATATCATATAATCATGAATTACTTAAAAGTAAAAAACTTATTTCAAAACGAATTATCTATAAATAGCGAAATTAATTCGTTTATTGATTATAAGTCTTATAAAAATTCAATGAATAATGATAATCTTTATAAGACTTTTAATATACAAGATTTAGTTTTAAGTCAAAATTTGCAAAAAATATTAAAAACTTTTAATACATTAAAAGTAAAAAATCTATCTTTGTTTCATTCAGTACCAAGTCATAAAAAAAGCCTATATTTAAAAGAAATTAAGGCAGAAGTTAAAAGAATTATTAGCGAAACACAAAGCAAAAAATATTATAAAACTTACAAAGCTCAACAAAGTCTTTTTAATGCAATTCAACCATATAATATTGACAACAAAGCTTTAAATGCATATCTTCTACTAGAAAGTAACGAGTCTTTAAAAAACAATCTTTTAGGATTTAAAGACAATGTTCAAGTAGATTACACAAGAACTGATACAACAACAGGGCGTTTATCTTCAAAAAGTCAAGCAAATATCTTGACACTTCCTAGAAAATATAGAAATATATTTAAAACATCTTTTAAAGAAGGAAAAATTATCTATATTGACTTTGTTTCTCTAGAACCACGTGTAATGAGAAAACTAGGCGGATTTGATTGCAGCGGTGACATTTATGAAGAAATCGCCGAAAGTCTTGAAATCGATGTAGATAGATCAATTATAAAACAAGCAGTAATTTCAGCTGTATATGGTTCTTCAAAAAAAGCATTATATAATAAAATGTCAAAAGACAAAGTAGATCAGCTTTGTGATTTTATTCATGACTATTTAAAGGTCGATCTATGTCTTGAAATGGCACAAGAAAGCAGCGAAAAAGACTGCAGGGCAAACTTTTGGGGCCGGCCCCTATGGAATAAAGGTGCAAGCGAAACAAACGTCATTCTGAACAACTACGTTCAATCTACAGCAGTCGATATTGCCTTAAGTGGCTTTTCTAAATTAGTTGAAAAAATAGACTTAAAAAGAGCAAAGCCTTTGTTTATTATTCATGATGCTCTAATGATTGATGTAGAAGAAAGCTATTTAAACAATATTGTAAATTTTGTCTCTCAAGGATATGATTGTAGCATACTTGAAAACTTTCCACTAAGCATAGAGGATTTAAATGGAACGAAATATTGAAGAGTTATGGGATAAATATAATGGTTTGTTAGGGAGACTTTCAGATCATGGCATTAACATGTTACTTAAAGAACAAGGTCAAAGAATTGCAGAGTGCACATTTAACACTAAAGATAGCGAGTCATTTACAGGACTTGGAGGTCTTCTTGAATTCAGTCTTTCTGTTGCTCAAGTCGCTAGGAATCTTAATAATTCTCTTGATCTCTCCTGTCCTGTAAAAAGCATCTTTCTAACATCTCTTCTAGCTGATATTGGCAGAATTGGTGACCTAGAAAATGACACTTTTATAGTTCAAGATTCTGATTGGCATAGAGAAAAATTAGGGCAACTATATAAGTGGAACGAAGAATGTGATAAAATGTCAATGACGCATAAAACACTTTTTCTTCTTCAACACTATGGCATTAGACTAACAAAAGAAGAGTGGCTAGCAATACAACTTTCTAGTGGCATGCATAACGAAGAAAATAAATTCTATCTAGGCCAAAATAAAGGACTAATTTTCCTTATTCAGACAGCTAGGCAACATGTCATAAATACTTCTGCATAGTTATAATTAATATAAAGGCAGAATTATGAATTTATTACTAGAAAGATTTATACTGGAAACTTTAAATGAAAAAAAAGTAATCTTAGCAGAAAAGCCTTGCGAGTGTGCAGAAGGTGAAAAATGCGAGTGTGCAGAAGGGCAGTCTTCCAGTGAATGTGGTTCGTCAGAGATGGACGAGATGTCTCTCGTTGGAGGAGGCGCAATTACAGGGGCAATAACTCCATTAGGTGCTGGGGCTAGAGGAAAAGTTAAATATAAAAGTGGTAAAGAGAAAAGCAACCCACTAAACAAAAGCCCTTCGTATTATATTAGAAAAGGTCCTGCCAAAAGGGCTAAAAGAAAATTTGGCAAAAAATAAAAAACAAAAATTGTAAATTTGAAAATTTAATTATATTATACCACGGTCATTAGGTGGCACAAAATAAAATTTAAAAATTTGAAGGAGTAAAAATATGGCAATTGATATGGATGCAATTCGACGTAAACTTGGACAGCTTAGCGGTGCAAACAGCAAACGAAATACTATGTGGCGACCAGAGGAAGGTGAAGAGACAACTGTTCGTCTTATCGCTTATCCTGATAACGATGGACAGCCCTTTAAGGAGCTAATGTTTTACTATAACATTGGCAACAACCCAGGACTTCTTGCACCTTACCAGTTCGGCAAACCTGATCCTATTCAGGAACTCATTAATAAGCTTCGTGACGATGGAAGCAAAGAGAGTTATGAGCTAGCTAAAAAGCTTTATCCAAAAATGCGATGCTTTGCCCCTGTAATTGTTCGTGGTGAGGAGGACAAAGGTGTTCGTCTTTGGGCATTTGGTAAGCAGCTTTACCAGTCTCTTCTAAATTATATGCTTGACGAGGATTATGGCGATATCACAGATATTTCTGAAGGAAACGATATTCGTGTAAATTGCTTTAAAGCACCAGGTAAAATGTGGGCAACAACTGAGGTTCGTCCTCGTCCAAAGTCTACGCCGCTCTCTGAATCAGCCGATCAAATCAAGAAATGGACAGGTAATATCCCTAGCGTTGATGATATGTATGAGGCTAAGTC